CATCGGCATCGTCGACGTGGTCGAGGTGGGCAAGGCCACGCCCAACACCATCAAGCCCATCACGGAGCTTGCCCGTGTCGACATCCTTAACGGCCTTCCCGAACCGCTTAAAGCTGCCCGAATGCTTCTCCGCAGCGTCGCCGGCATCCTTCGTCGACTTCGCCAGCCGCTCCTGCGCCGCATCCGCATCGGCCGTTGCACGCTGCAACGTCTTCCCCGAATCGGCGACCTTGTCGTTTGCCTTAGCCAAAGCGGCCTGCGCCTGCAACAGCTGAGACGTTTTCGCGTTCTTGTTCGCCTGAACCTCGGCCAGCTTCGCCTCAGCAATAGCCACATCAGACAGCGACGACTGGTACGCCTTGAGAGACTTAGCCTGCCGGTTGTTCGCGCCCTCAACGGCGTCAGCGGCAGCCTTAGCCTCCCGCTCAACCGACGCGCCCATGCCCTTCGTTGACTGCCCGAACTGGGTGGCCATCGACGCGCCCGCCGACTTACCGATCTTCCCAAGCGTGTTCGGAAGATCCGAGAACGCCCGGGCGAGGTCACGGCCCACATCATCCGCAGACACGGCCAGCGACACGTAGCCGGTTGCGATTTCGCGAGCCATGACCCCCACCTATTTCTTGTTGTCGTTCTTCTGGATGTGGCGGAAAAAGTCACGCGGGTGCATCACGATCTCGGAAGTCTTCCGCTGCGCCACGATCCACTCGGGCCGCTCTAGCGGCTTCTGCTTCGGGACCGCCTTGACCTGCTTGACCCACTGCGTTGCGATACCCGAATCGAGCCGGGCCGCAATATGTGCGAGCATGTCGACCGCCGTAGCGAGCAGCTCCGTGTCCGACGTCCACGACTTGCGCCGCTCGAACTCGTCTACCTCACCGACCAGATCGGCAAGGTCTTCCTGGTCGAGCAACAGCAGGTCGTCGACGGACAGGCCCGACTTGATCGACAGCCGGACGAGGCCAATCAGCCAGCTTTTCCCAGCCGCTCAACCTTGACGGGCTCGAGTTCTTCGACCATGTCCTGCCACTCGGCGAACGGGACGACACGGCCAGTCGTGTGCCAGGCCAGCCACAGAAAGTCCGACATATTGTCGGGCGCGGCCTTACCGTCGTGCGCGGCCGTGAACACCGCAAGCAGGGCAGGCTTCTCCAAGTTGAGGACTTCGGGCGCCTTCGTCTCGTCTTCGTACCAGACGCGCCAACGGCGCTTCCATCCGGATTCGAGGGCGGAATCGTTGAGCGGCAGAACCTGCGGCTCGGGCTTCGTGGTGGACATGATGGGTGCTCCCTTCGGTCCGCTCCCGGATGTGTGTAGGTCTGGCCCGGTGCGGGAGCGGCACACCGGGCCAGACGATTAGGGGGGTAGATCAGACGACGTCGAACGCGGGATCGTTGGTCAGCAGGAACCACGGCTTCTTGCCGGCACCGGCGGCGAGCGCGCGCATCTCGTGCGGCAGATCGACCGACGCGGAACGCACGAAAGCAAACTCGACGTTCGCGGCGTTCATGGCGCGACGGAACCCGATCTGGTACGTGACACCGTCGTCCAGGAACTCGACAACGAAGAACCCGTCGACGATCTCGGCGTCGTTCGGCTCCCAGCGCGTCATCTCGTTCGGTGCGACACCCTCGGTCGTGAACGTGCCTCCGAACGTGGCGGCCCAGTTGTCCCGGTTGAGCTGCTTGAGGGTGTAGCTGGCCGACTTCGGTTCGGCGGTGACGAGGAGACGCAGCGGGTCCATAGACTGCCAGCCGGGGATCTCCTCAACCTCCTTGCCGATGCTGAACGACACGCCGTCGTCGGACGTGTAGCCGAGTTCCTTGAAGCCGGTCAGCGCGCCGGCGACAGAGAATCCTGTCGGGTCGGTCGTGACGCCGGGGCCGAAGAAGACGTGTCCGGTGAGGGCGACCCGCACCTGGGTGGCATCGAGTGCCATAGTTGTTTCCTTTCGTGGGTTCGCCCTCGCGGGCATGGGAAAGGCCCCGACCATGTTGGGCGGGGCCTAGGTTCTGCTGGGGTTAGGAGTCGACGGTGCGGAGTGTTGCGCCGATGTCGACCAAGAATCGGGGTGTGCCTGTCACGTCAGGGAAGTCGCGCGGGACACCAACGTCGACGTCGTAGACGCCGGTCTGGCCCTGCCATGCGGCAGCGTGCTCACACACGTCAGCGGCAAGCGACCACGCGGCGGCAGGGGTGGTCGCGTAGCATTCGGCAGTAACGACCGCACGCCACAGGACGCGCGACGCGAGCCCTGCACCACCCGTCGGCTGCACCCGAACCCATGATGCCGGCGGATCATCGACCGATGTCTGTTCGACCGGCACAGCCAGCCGCGTCCGGAGCCAGTCGCGCAACGCCCGCGACGTGTTCGGGGGCCTCACAGCGACCCCTCAACGTCACCCAAAGCGTTCAGCAGCGTCAGATCCTTGACGTTGTAGTAGTTCGCCCGGTAGTCGTTCGTCCACACGGTACGGCGGCCACGACGGACCGCAACGGGGTCCTCCGTCACGTACGGCGTGACATCGCCCGACGACGGTCCAGTTGCCGCATACCGCCTGTTTGCCGCGTCCCGAACCTTCTCGGCAGCGTCCTGCACTGCCCGATCGGCACCCGGCGAGGTGCGGAGCGTGTCGAAAGCGACAATGTCCCACTTGATCTTGGTCAGCTTGAATGTGGCGTTGACCTTCATCCCGTCACCCGCCGTAGTGCGACCTCGAGCATTGCGAACGGGTTAGGACCGAACGGGCTAAACGACGCCCAGTCGCGCGGCTCGCCATCAACCTGATAGTCGACACCCTGCCACGTGACCATATCGCGCGGCCCGACCTGCGTCCCCGGAGGAACCTGCAACGTCCACTCGACCCGCTGCACATCACGGCCAGACGTGACCATCGACGCCAGTTCAGCAGACGGGCCCGGGTGCGCACCCGACACCACAATCAGCGCAGGCACAGACCACGTGGTGATCTCGTTGTCGTCAGTGTCACGGCCCGGGACCAGACGCTTCACATACGCGATCACCACACACCCCCCGGCCGGTGCCACATGTCACCGTAGGCAGGCGGGTCAGGAAACGATCCGAGCGGCCCCGGAATCGCCGCGGCGACCTGCCCAACAATCCCGCGTAGCTGGTCAATGTCCGAGATCGTGAGGACCCCCGACCCGACCCGCTGACGGTACGCCACCTGATACGGCCCGCTCGCCTGAGACTGCAACCACGGCGAGTTCAGCGCGAACGCCCGAACCGCCTGCATGATGACGAGCTTCGACTCAGCCAACGTGTCCCAGTCGCTGACCATGGCCAGCTCAGGGATTTTACGGGACGCCTGCGCGTTCACACCGTCGGTGACGATCAGCGCCCACTCTGCCGTGATGGTGGGCACGGCCTGCATCACCTCGGCCACGGTCACAATGATAGCCATGCCCACCCTCCCGTCACTTGCTCAGTGCTGCGATGATGTCGGCCTTGCGGGTTGCCCCACCCAGGTCGACGTCGTTGTTGGCGGCGTAGGTGCGCAGCTCGTCAAGGTTCATGCCCTCAAAATCCTGCCCGCCGTCCTCGTCGCCCCGGTCCTCGACTGGACCATCGTCAGCGACCTGCTCAGGTTCGGCATGGTCGCCAACCACGGCCACCATGCCCTTCCCGACCAGACGCGCCACCACAGCACCGTCGACACCCGCCGGCAGCATCTCGCCGGCGAGCACCACATGCACGCGCGGACCAACAACCACCTGAACGGCAGCCGAGGTCACGACGTGACCGGCCATCACAGACCGGTGCCGGTGATCTCGACGCCAGCGCCC